CATCCAACACAATATTGGAGTTCGGTGCATCATAACCATCCAAAAGACCGAGTCCATCAGATGCCACTAATTTAATCGGATATGGCGTTGTGGTGAATGCCTCTTGATATCGATCAACTACAATAAACCCTTCCCAATAAAATTCAAATCCTTGACCGGATGGATCATCCCAATCAACGGCGGATGTTTGCCATTGGTCAGTAATTGAGTCCCAAAGCGGTGATCCACTAATATCCCCGGTGGAAATTTGAACCTTGTATTCTCGTTCATCGGCATTGTACCAATCATCATAATTTGTTCCGGATGTTCCGGTTGTTTCATTCCATTGGACTTCGCTTAAATTCCAATTTTCATCAAGTTCATCCCAACTTGTACCACCGGTTGATTCGGTCACAAAAAGATTTATTTCACAAGTCGAACCGATTATTGGATTGTAAAAATCATCATTGTTATCCCATTTAATAACTACCGGGTTGTCTGTTCCAATAAGCGGAAAAACTGCCCCGGAATAGTTTTTTTGTAGAATTGAAAGTTTCCGAGGATTATTGTAAACATCGGAAAACAACAAAGAAAACTTTTCGCCGTATGCCATTATAAAATTCTTGTTCTGTTCCTATCGGCTCTCTGTAACGCCAATACTAAATCTTGACCCTCTAACTTAAAGCCTCCGGTAATATTTACATTTGTTTGACCTCCGCCAATCATTGATTTCAATTTGTCAAGGGGGGCGATCACCTCCGGGTTTGACCTTGCACCGGGGTATTCACCCATCAGTCCAAGAGTTGGTGATGACACAATTCCGCCGTTTGAAAATTGCGGTATTCCACTCAATGCAGTAAACGCCGTTTTGAAAGCATTTCCTTTTCCGCCTAAAAATGATGGTAATAATGCACTTAATACCGCCGCCGCAGTTGCCGCCGCAATCAACCTTGTTATTAAAGCCTTTAAACCATTGATTATAGGTTGAAAAAAATCACCTCCTGAATTTAAATTATTAAAAGAATCAATCAAGACATTTGTCATTGTTGAGCCTACACCTAAAGCAACATTTAGCTTTTCCTCAATAGCCTTGGCTCTTTTCGCCTCAATTTCTGCAAGTGTTTTTGTTGATTCCGATATTTTATCAGTTAAACCCTTCCAAGTTTTCGATGTTTTTAATGAATCTTTTAAAACATCAAAACTAAATTTTAATCCATTTGAAAAACCTTTAAATGTTTTTTTGATTTGTTCTGCGGCACCCTCTGATTTAAATATTGAACCGGCTAAATTTTTAAAAGAATCTGACAATAAGTCAATTGTTGGGACAAGATCGTTGGATGCTCTTTCAACCTTGTATTGCTCAATAAGATGTTTCCTTTCCTCATCTGCCGTTTTTTTAATGTTTTCGGCTTGTTGATCGTATTTTTCATTAACACTATCCAAGTCCGCCTTAAACTTATTTGTGATGAGTTCATCAATTATTGCTTTAAATCTTGACAAGCCATTTTTAAGTAGATTTATTTTTTCAAGTGATGCCATAAGAATCAATTGAAACCTTGTTTTCATCAAAAGAGCAAAATCATTAATCACATTTCTTATCTCATTAAATCTTAAAACTAAAAATCCAAAAGCGGCAACAATTAAACCAACGGGCGAAATAATAGCCATTAAAGCAGTAACCAAAGAACCGAATGCAATCAATAAAGGGGGTAAAGCGGCGGCAAGTCCAAGAATTGTCAGACCAAGTTTTTTAACTTGCGGACTTAACCTTGATAGCTTTTGAATTAATGTGGTAAAACTTGCTAATAAATCTTTTAATATTGGCAAAAGAATTTTTCCAAATTCAGCCAATGCAATATTTAAATTATCTTTTAGGGTTGAAAACTGACCTGCAAAAGTTTGTGAAAGTTTCTGCATCCCATTTTCAAATTGACCGCCTTCGGATGTTGCTTTTATAAATCCTTGTTTAAGTAAATCAAAAGTAATTTTTCCCTCACTTCCCATTTTTCTTAATTGATCAACACTTGCCCCGGTAACGCCATTCAATATTTTATAAATTGGGATACCGTTGTTGATAAACTGATTGATGTCTTGTTGCATCACCCTTCCGGCGGCGGCAGATTGTCCAAACGCAACCGCAACCCTTGTAAGGTCTGCACCTGCAACGGCTGAAACATCCCCAAGTAGTTTCAAAGAATTAAATGCATCATCGGTGGTCATACCAAAACCAATCAATTGATTATTTACTGCCGCTAAATCACCTAATTGAAAAGGGGTTTTTGCTGAGAATTTGACAAGTCTTTCAAATGCCTTTGAACCTTGTTCAGCACCCCCGGTCAAAACGTTTAATGATGTTTTTAATTTTTCAAAGTCACTTGCAGATTTTACCGCCGCCGCACCCGCTAAACCGATGGGTAAAGTTAACCTTGTGGACAAACGCTTTCCAATGTCGGTGGTCTGCCTTCCAAATGCTTTTAATTTCGATTGTGCGGATGAAAGTGATTGATTTAATCCTTTTGCATCTCCATTTATTATTACTTCTAAAATACTTGCCATAATGCAAATTTAACAATTTAAAAAACAACCTCCCTTGGAATGTCTTTCATTGATTCAAGCAAATCTTCAAATTCTTTTAATTTCTCAGGGGTTGACCTTGGAACGTTCTTTTTGAGATAAACATCTTGCGGCAAAGGAAATAAATCCGGGGGTTTTATTGTTTGGCTTTTCTTGGTGCAATTTACGTTGTGGATAAGTGTTGCCAAATATCTCAAACGTTCCCATTCAAGGTTTTGTTTAATGATATGGCTTTCACCCAATAGTTGGTTTTCCTTCCAAGTGTTTAACCAAAAATCACCCGGCAGAATACCGCATTGACCAATAAAATAATCAACTAATGAATCCCAAGTTATTTGCTCGGATTCGCTTGTGTTTTTTTTTCCTCGGTGGGGTTTCTTTGAATCCCCATATTTAAGTCGTTCCCAAGGATTCGTGATTCAGTCATTGCCGTGACAATCTTTTCAAGTTCATTGGCATCAACATCCTCTAACCACGCACCGACTTTGAATTTATTATAGTCAATTTCGTTGCCTTGTTCTTGGTCGTTTGCTAATAAACCACAATAAATGATTTCCCGAATTACACTCAATGATATTCCACCTTCAAAGATATCCCCTAATTGGTCAAGTGAAATGTTTAATTCATCGGTGAATGCACTCCAAAAGTTCATTGAGAAGTGCATAGTCCTATTCTTACCACCAATTTTTAGGTCGTGGTAACCCCTCCTTTTGTTCCCCATTATGTATTAAAATTACGAGTTGACCGCAGTTGTAATTGATCCGGTAGTCACGATAGTTCCTGAGTAGGTAACCGCACTCTCCATTTCGCCACTTGTTTCAATTGAAGTGATAAATCCTTCACCTGAAAAAACAGTATCACCGGTTGTGGTAGTTCCAAAAGACCAATCGATTTTTGAACGGTTCTCCATAAGCGTAGCCATTGCCGGTACATTTTGGGTGTCCGTATAATCAACAAGACCTTCAAAGCTAATTTCTCCACTTCTAAGTCCGGCGATCACCTCTTGATAACCTCCTGAATCTTTGCTTGTTGCCTCCGGGGCATCCATAGACAACGAAAGAGATGCACTCGTTGAATGACCAATAGTTGCCAAAGTACCGCCATCTGCGATAAATTTTAATAATAAATTCGTTCCGTTGTAAACAGTAGATGCCATAATTCTTTATTTTTTACAAATATAATACTTTTTAATTTTTCTTTTAATTTATTACTTCGGCATAAAGTTTAAAAACCTCATCGCCTTCTAATACTCGGTTGAATATCCTTACTTGGTCTAATTCGCCTTCTGCATAAGTTCCACCTTGTAAACCACCCATTGCAAAATAAGTATAAGCACCAATAGATGCACTTGATGTATCAGAAGTACCCTCTACAAGTAAAGAACCATTAACGTAAACTTTAAATGCATTTGAATTTGATGTTCCATCCCAAGTAAAAACAACATTATGCCAATCAGTAGTTGAATAAGTGGTAGAACCCGTTGCTGAACCCGCTAAAGATGAAGTTCCTTTTGCTACTAAAGCACCAAATGATTGATTATACCAATACACAGTAACCCCTTTACTCGCAGTCGCTAATCCTTGACCTAAAATATATTCTGTTCCTGTACTACCGTTAGGGTTATACCAAAAAGAAACAGAAGATGTACCATTTGGAATTACTTGATTTGTACTTGTAATTGCACTACTACTCCCATTAAACACCGCCGAATAAGAATCAAATAAGGCATCAGAAGTAGAATAAGTAACGTAATTATCAGAACCATTATTTGACCCGGTACTGTCGTTGGCATTGTTTTCCATTTTATAGAAAGCCACTTCACTACTATCACCAAAAGGGTCGGATGCGCTTTTAGTTATGTAAGCTTGTTTTTCATCATTAAATAATCCCTCCACTTGGGTAGTTGTAACGGCGGATGAAAATAATCTTATTTGATCTATATTTCCATCAAAATTATATGTGCCTACATACCCATCATAATATCCTACTTGAATTGCATTTGCAGTTTTTGTTCCTGTACTTAGAGAGTGACTTATAGCAGGAGTAGTATTTCCATCAATATAAAGCTTTTGTGTATTATCCGAAGTGTTATTGACTAATACGAGATTATGCCAGTTGCCATCATTTATAGC